GTCACACGAACTTCGCCATTAAACCTGAAAGATTGGATTATATTGGTACATTCGCTTCAGGTAATGAAGTATCTATCCCTATCAAATCGAAAGGTGATCTCTTGAGTTATATTTGGATTGAAAATGCCAACATTAACAATAATAATCACAACGATTCTATTTTTAAATCAGCAAATGCGACATCCGATGAAACTTCACCAACCGAGTTTACTCTTTACATTGGTGGTCAAGAAGTTACCAAACTGGATACACTTTTCATTAATACCGTACAGAATACGTTATATAACGAATCTTCGGCGAAAGCGTCGTGTGCCATGACGACTCAAGACCAAGGTCCTAATGCTTCTAACGGTAGTTACATAATTCCATTCTTTTTTAGTGAAGATTGGACAAAATCTTTACCACTTGTCGGTCTTCAATACCACGAAGTTGAAATTCGAATTAAGTGTAGAAATGGTACGTTTAATTTGGGATCTTCACCAAAAGTATACGGTTCGTATCTGTTTTTAGATACAGAAGAACGTGAATTCTTTGCGACCGGTGAACATGAACTTCTCATTACACAAACACAATACCAACCAATGACTGCTTCCGATACGTCAGTTGATTTGACTTATTTTAATCATCCAGTAAAGGCCGTTCATATAGCTGCGGGTAATAACCTGGCAACGGCATACACTTTCACGAGTGCGTCTATGTTTATTAACGGTGTTCCACTCTTTGAAAATATGACACATGAATACCACAGAAACGTTGTTCCATCGAGACACTGTTCGATTCTTAACAACACAGTAGACGATGAACAAATTTATACGTGGCCATTCTGTCTTACCATGAACAAGTCTCAACCATCGGGATCATTGAACTTTTCCCGAATCGATAACGCGAAGATAAATATTAATTACGATGATTCTGTTGCAAATGCAAACATTGATATGATTCGTGCGTATGCGGTCAACTATAACATTCTCAGGATTAAGAATGGTATGGGGGGTATCGCGTTCGGTAACTAAAAAGTTTGGTACTTATATATGATACCAATACTCTTGGTAACAATCGGATACCTTTATTTATACAGTGTTTCAGGAACAAACTATGTATCTGCGGCCGACGCTAGAAAAATGATAAAATCGGGAAAAATTAATGCGATTGTTGATGTTCGCACAAACTTTGAATATGACAGGGGACACTACCCCGGTGCCATTCATTTACCGGTCACTTCAATGAACGAAAAAACGACCAAAAAATTACCTAAAACTGAAATACTCGTCTACTGCAACACGGGACAAAGGGCGCGTGTTGCGGCAGAGAAACTTGTATCACTTGGATTCAAAAATATATATTATATTTCCGGTCTATACAGCACTTTAATGCCCCGATGATCCAAAACCACGTTCACCACGTTTCGTCTCTTTCAATTCATCGACTTCTTCAATAAGTGGTGTTTCACACTTCTCCAAAATCAATTGTGCGATTCTATCGCCTTGTTTAATTTCAAAGGATTCACTCCCGTGATTAAACAAGATAACCTTCAATTCACCCGTATAATCTGGGTCAATTACACCGGCTCCCGTTTGGATACCGTGTTTTACACTTAGACCCGATCTCGGTGCGATACGCCCATATACACCTTTGGGGATCGTTGCACAAATACCCGTACTTACAATACCACGTTCGCACGCATTAATTGTCATGTTTTCAATACTGTATAAATCGTACCCGACCGAACCAGGCGAGGCGCGCGTCGGTAAAGTGGCGTCGAGAGTTAACCGTTTAATTCTGAGTGTTTCCATGTTTTATTATACTATGTTCAATTTCTTTAAAACAATTTAAATTCTAATTGTATTATAAATGTCAATAGAAGTTGTCACTTATACAACTAAATCATCAGGTATGTTTGAAGAACTTGTAAATAACGAACACGGCGTTAAAGTAAAAGTTCTTGGTATGGGTAATAAATGGAATGGATATTCTGATAAGTCTAAGGGTCTTTTAGAATATATGAAAACGAAACGTGATGACGATATAATTGTTTTTATCGATGGGTTTGATACAAAAATAAATAAAGATAGTTCAAACGTTAAGAGTCTTTTTAAGAGTTACGATTGTAAAGTACTCGTATCGAAAAACCCTCTTGCGGTCCAAGCAAAAACACATACTGACATAGCAAATGCTGGTATGTATATGGGTTATGTAAAACATCTTACAATTTTATTAAAAGAGTCTGTACAAATGAAATGTCTAGATGACCAATATAATTTGAATGTTTTATGTAAAAAATATGATTTCATAAAAATCGATGATAAGGAATTAATTTTTAAAAATTTCGCCCCACTCGATAAAAGGGAAAGTGTAAACGCATCATTTATTTCTTTTCCAGGAAGTATCAATTTACAAAGAATATCAAGACAACCTAAAGAATATTTACAGTTTTATTACATTTATATTTTGTTAATAAATATCACTCTACTTGCACTCTTTCCAAAAAAACAAAAATATTTATTGGGTTCGTTATTAGTTTTTACGTCGTTTTACGTATTTTACGCCGATAAAAGTTGTACAACTGATTAAACCAATATAATTTGAATGTTTTGTGTAAAAAATACGATTTCATAAAAGTCGATGATAAGGAACTAATTTTTAAGAATTTTAGTCCACCCGATAAAAGGGAAAGTGTAAACGCAGCATTTATTTCTTTATGTGTCTGTAGTACATGATTTATCTGCAAAAAATATATAGAAACTCAATACAAAAATTAAAAGTGTCGATAATATACGCTGATATTGTGGGAATAAAGAAAGACCCAAAATGAGTACACATAAAATATACATGTATACGAATTGAGTATATTCAAAAATAGTTCTAATATAACGATCAAATCCCGGAGAACCTGGATAAGATACAAACACTGTATTAATTTCCACGTCTTTATCCATTGGTCCAAAGTTCTTGAAAATCTTTTCATCTTCATCAACCTTAATATATTCGAACTTTTCACATAATGTATTCATATTTGTCTGATCATCTTCACATTTCATACTTATAGCTTCACCGATAAACTGTTTAACATATTTTACATATCCCATATAAAGACCAGAATTAGCGGTGGTTTTACCTTTACATGTACCAAAAACCATTCTTGAAAATATTCCAAATGGCACTGGATCTTTTGATACAAGAACTTTACAATTATATTTATTAAAGAGTTCTAAAACATCTCGTGGATTTTTATTAATTTTTGTATCAAAACCATCGAGAAATATTACAATGTCATTGTCATTCTTATTTTCGAGATATTTATGCATACCTTTATATTTATCACTAAAACCATGCCACTCGGTACCCCAACCTAAAACTTTTATAGGGACATCAAATTTATTATTTACAAGTTCTTCGAACATCCCTTGCGATTTATTGGCATACGTAACAATCTCAACCTCATTAAGTTTATTTTCCTGAACCTCGTATCGTTTCTTTTGTGAATCCAAATTTACAACGTAAGTATTAAAGTTCATCTATTATTATTATTATCTCAGAAATAAATAAGAATGTGGAATACATTTTTAATATTGATATTAATATTATTTTACATTTATTTTACAGCCGGAAATACCATAAAATTTGTAGAGTCTGATGGTGGTGATACAGGTTATAAAGTTGTTGATATATTCGAAGAAAGTGAAGTAAACTATATTCTTGGTCTGATAAACTCAAAGAAGTATACGGATGCTCAAAAATTTATTCATAATCATAGCGGTTTATTGAAATACATTATGTATCATATCGGTGAAGAATATGTTTTCGCTGATTATATATATACGATAGAAAAATCGAGTGTATCAACATGTCACCGCGATGAAAGTGGATCTGTATTTAATCCGTCTTTAAAACATCCATCGTATACAATTATATTTTACCTTGAACCCATGGAATCGTGTCTCGATGTAATTCCAAAAAGTCATAAGGAAAGGAATATAATGTATATAACAAAGTCTTTGGAGAGTGTTCAGTGTACGCCTGGTCAGGCGATTCTTTTTAATGCTGACCTTATACATTCTGGTTCTATAAATAAACAGAACGATAATAAGAGAATTCAAATGAAAATAGTTCATAAGGATGATTTGGAAACATTACATTTTTTGAATAAATATTACAAAATTGGAGATGCTACAAAGGATACTTCACTTCGCAGTACTCTCTTTTATCGTAAACTTTCGTGTATGTTTCCAGGTGTAGCCGACTTAACTAAAAATGGTAATGCGATTCCACCCTTTTTAAAGTATATGTTCAAGAAGTTAGTTTATGGAAATGAGAATAACTATAAACTTAAAAACGTAGAAATATAGATAGATTTATATTCTACATTGTAAAGATCCAAATATAAGCCATGCTATTAATACATCAACACTATAATGTTCTCTCGTAGCAATCGTTATTATAGATGTAATTATCGGCCAAATTGGCCATAATATACCATTAACAAAATATGAAATAACTATGTTAAATGTTGTATGTCCAGAAAACATAAAATCATTACAAAACCCAAACGGTGGTTTAAGTTCACATTTTTTCATACTGGGAAATGTTGTAACATAATTTGTTAAAGTTCTAAATAAATACATTAAACCCATTGTTATCAAAAATGTTTGTTTTTTATTTTTAGCCCACCCACCGAAATTATAAATCAAAAAGAGTGTCGGTATAATCAATATATAATCGTTAATATAATCGTACTTTTCGAGGTTTGGTAAAAGTTTAAATCCTAAATCATATATTTTATCATTTTCCTTAACATTTCTTTTATATGAAACATAGTACCCTGTTATAAGATTAAATGTAAACGATAGAAGAACAAATAAAATAAGGTTTAACATATACTATTATGATATAAAAAAATAATCAGTATAAATAGAAATGAGTCTGAAGATTATTATGGGTAACATGTTTTCGGGAAAAACGTCCGAACTTATCAGACGTTTAAAACGATACAAAGTTATCGGTAAACGTATTCTCGTCATAAATTCAAAAAAGGATACGCGTGCCTCCGAGGACGTTTTACGCACACACGATAATGCCCGTTTAGAGTGTATAAAGACAGATATACTCGACGATGTTGATTTTTCAGACGTCGATGTTATAGCCATCGACGAAGCTCAGTTTTTTACGGGACTTAAACAGTTTGTCGAAAAGGTTCTCGACTCGGGTAAAACTATTTTACTCGCGGGACTCGATGGGGATTATAAACAGAGAAAGTTTGGCGAACTCATAGATTGTATCCCTCTCGCCGATAAAGTGTTTAAAATATCGGCGATGTGTATGGAGTGTATGGACGGAACACACGGTCCATTTACGAAACGTATCGTTCAAAACGATGAACTCGAACTTGTCGGGGATCATAACATGTATAAAGCTGTATGTCGAAAACACCTTTAAAACCGATTAATATCTAAAATGAGAACGACGCGTTTACCCGAATCTATTTTTTCGACACTATGGTATCTCGCATGATCAAACAGTATATATTCACCCGGTTCGTGTTTATGAAACTCAAACTCTGTATCAAGATTACTCGTCCCTTCGAGTGTTAAATGGTACCGTAACTGTAAATTACTTTCGGCGCGGTGTGCCGGTATAGATATAGGTCCTTCCATGACTGCAATCATGGCACGATCGATACACGGAATTGTTTTTAAAAATGCGTCCGTTTTTGGAAAATCACTTATTTTATGGTAATAATACGTCTCGTTATACGCGAACCACGGGTCAATGTCGTGAAAATTATATTTCTTTGCATTTTTATATACTGTATCATATTCATTTTTTATATCAAAAAAGTGTTTTTGTATACGCCAAAGCCCACTAAAATCGTCGACTGAATAGTGTGGTTTATAAAAAAATAAATCAATCAGCGAATTTCGTATACCAATCAGTGGACGTAACGGTCTTTGAAAATAAAGTCGATCGATAGGGTTTTTGAAATAATCGTGTATGAGTAACATGATTGGTATCATAAAAATCCACATTTTTTTATAACACTATAATAAATGCCGGGTTATAAAGGAAAAGAATATTACGCACCAGTACAAGACGATAAAATTAATACATTAGACAAAAGGTTTATCGGTTTGACGAATACTCAAATAGGTCTATTTGCATTACCAGTCACTGTTACACTCACGACACTTGTTATAATTATCCTGAATAAAAGGGCCAGACGAGATCCAGTCGTATACATATCATTAGCGATTGGATTAATTCACTTGTACCATCACTATACACTCGCGAGATTACAAAATAAATATGTTAAATAAATATATATGCGTGTCAAATTAAAAAAAAGTTCACGATTTAATAAAAAGTTTAGTGTTACCTTTGAAAATGGGAAAACGGTCGATTTTGGTGCCAAGGGGTACTCGGATTATACGAAACATAAAAATCCCGAACGGATGCGTTTATACGTATCACGACACGGAGGTTTAGTTCCTTTTACGCTAAAAAAACAAACGGATATCAAACGTATTCATAAAAATATGCTCGATGTTTCTCGAAGCGATAAAGAAAACTGGACTACATCAGGTTTTTATACCGCGGGGTTCTGGTCGAGATGGCTCTTATGGAGTCACCCTGAAATTGAGGGCGCTAAGAAAGTTATAACTACGAAATTTGGTTTAACTTTTGTTTGATACCACGCCTTTCGAGATTGGCCTTTAGCGCCATCATTAAATTTGCGCGTGGTTCGAGTTTCACGGGTCTTTGTGGAGCCCGTGGTGGGACCGGTGGTCGTGGAGCCTGTGGGGGCTGTGGGACCGGCGGGACCGGTGGTCGCGGGGCCTGTGG